CTTCACGAATTTCACTAATTTTAGTTATAACAGTATCTTCAGGCAAAGAATCGAGGGCTACTTCATACCCTGTTCCTTCAAGACCTACAACAATACCAACAGAAGTGATATCCCTTTGTGTTGTGGGTTTGTCACTTCTATTAGAAGAGAATGTAGTGGTAGTAATACCATCATCACTTACTTTAGTACTCTTAAAGAATGTACGGGTTCTACCCTTTCTATCCGTAGAGGTAAGAGTTCCCATTGGAGACTCTGTAGTAGGTTTAGTAACAACTTCTTCTTCAACCTTCTTACCTTCAGGGTCAAGGATGTCCCTAGCCAGTGTATCAATTTGATTTAAGGTATCTAAATCCTTTGAAACTGCATCAATAGTGCGTTGCAGTCTACCCATACCTTTATAAGTAAAGCTTTTTGAACCTTTACCCATTGCACCAGATGTATCCCATACTGCTTTACCTAATGAAGGGTCAGCTTTTAAACCTTCAAGAGCTGCTAGCTTACCAGTCTGGTTAGACTGTAAATAGCCTATAAACAAGTCATAAACAGCTTCTGCTTCCTGAGTATTACCTTTACCTAAAGCTGTAAGAAATGTGTCTACATGTTTACCTAAAGTACGATCACCTTTACTACCAAATAGTTCAGCACGTACTCTTTCAGTACCTGTAAGCGGTTTACCTTTAGTATCTACTTCATTGGCTCTAAGTGTTGAGACAAACTCAAATAACTTTTGCTTATCAACATCTTGGGTAGATTGAGCAAATAGATCAAGAGTTTCCCCTGACAACTGGCTTAGTTTATCTTCAGAATATAAAACTACATCTCCTATAGTCTCGATTAAAGCATCTACTTGTGCTGTTGAACTATCCTGACCTAGTTCAGTCTTTTGCTTTATTAAAGACATTACTAACTGTTCTGTATCACCTACTTCAATATTATTAATTACTTTAGCTACAGTGTTATAGTCAGCTTTAGCACTATCTAAAGGGTTAAGAGTCGTAGCTAAGTTAGCAATTGTTTGCGCATCTTTTTCAGATAAATCCGAATTACTAAGTAACTTAACACCTGCCACAGTTAAATCCGTGTTGTCAGTTTGTGCTTTGTAAAGTGACTGACCAATAGCTTCAAAATCTTTACCATCCTTACGTAAGTTTTCTTCAGATAAATCTGTATTCAAAGTATGTTCTAGTACTGAATTAACATAAGATTTTACCTCAGCATTATCTGTTTCATAATTTGAATAAGTATCAATAACTTCCTTAGTTCTACTAGCTACTTCTACCTCATCTTCTACAGGCGCTCTTTCAGGGGCATACCTTTCTATTACATTATTCGGTTCAGCTTTAGAAGTACCTGCCTCTGGTTCCTTATTTTTTATTGTAGCGTTGTTATTTTCTTCTTGCAGTTCTTGTACAGCTTCAGCTAATTCTGTAGAATTTTGATCAACACGAGCTTGAGAAAGTTTTTCAACTGCTTTAGTAACAGTTCTTCCTGCACCTGCCATTACACCACCAGATAAACCACCTGCTGCAAGACCTGCACCTGCAGATTCACCTACACCTTCAAGTGCATCTTTAGACTCATCACCTTCTTTAACTTGTATATTTGAAACAAGTTGTCCTGCACCCGATTGAACTGTTTCTTCAACTGCTTCAACTGCTGCGCCTTTAGCGGTTGATTTAATTATACCTTTCTTAACACCTTTATTTAATACGTTACCAAACGTATCTGCAGCACCTGTAGCTTTACCTACTAAAGCAGCAATTGAACCAGAAATAATTGCTGTGTCACGAGCACCTTCTTCAGCAAATTGTAAACGTACTTCTTCAAAAGTAGCGTTAGGCATCTTCTTAGTTAATTCTTGAAAGTCACTAGACTGTTTAAGTACTTCTGGAGTAAGGTTTAATATTGCATCCCGAGTTTGAATAGCATTATTGGTACCCTCGGACACACCTGTATAAACTGCACCTGTTATTCCACCTGCTTTAGTTGCAGCTTTTTGCCCTGCTTTAGCTATAAAAGCTTTTGAAGCAGCACTTTCAGCCACACTTTTACCTAACTTTTTCTTTATTCCCGACTTAACTGCAACTTTTGCAGCTCCACCAATAATACCACCAGTTGCAGCCATCGCAACTAGGTCAGCAGAACTCTTAGCAGCCTCAGAAACAGCAGCTAATGGATTAGTTATGTAATCACCAACCGTACCAAAGAACTCGCTTAGAGACTCTCCTGCGGAGATGTTACCATCACCCATTTGTATAGCTTTGCGTTCTGCAGCAGCATTAACAATATTTGCTTTAGCTTGACGTAAATCCATTGAATATTCTTTTTCGGATTCTTCAGCTTCAGCTTGCTGAGTAGCAACACCTTCCCAACCAAATTTAGATAAAGCATCTGAATTAACTGCATCCCCTATTAAACCTGTTACACCATAACCTGTTTGAGCAAGCCTATCACCAAATGCAATACCAAGGTCAGTACCTAAATCTTCCATGGTTCCTTGGTTTCTTGTTGCCTTAAATATTCTCTGTTGGTTGAGAAAGTTTCTCATGTCTAGTGAATTAGCCGTAGGATTTTGAACCATGAACTCCTCAAGAGGAGCTACTAGTTGAGCATCGGTAAAAGCAGTTTGTTTTTTAAGATGAGCTTGACCCACCGCCTCTGCTTTCGCAGAAGTGATGTTTAAATTCATTGTGCGTTGGAAGAGATTGTCAGGTGTAACCATTAAGAGTCTGCCTTAGTTTTATGTTTAGTTTGTACCTATTTGCAGGTTAAATAGGTTTTGCTTTGCTTGCATAGTATTTATATCAGTTAAGTTCTTAGTTTTAAGTTCACTTAAATCTGTATCTTTTTGACGTATAACTATGGAATCATCTGTTGCTTTCTTTACAGCTGCTTCCATATCATCAGGGTCAATCGCCCCAAGTGAAAACCAAGGGTCACCATGAACCGCATCACCCTGCGAAATAGCTTGGGAGATAATATAATTATCCCACTTATCATCGCCTATAGGAAGTAGTGGTTGTTTTTTTGCTTTTCTTGCTTTGTTAGCTTCTACTAATTTACCTGTAATAATCTTTCGCATCTTAGGTACTAAATTCTGTACTTCAATTTGAACCGCAGTCATATCATCTTTATTGACTCGGTTATTACCTGCTAAAGCCTGACTAATAACATTTTGACCTGTTTGAGAAGGGTCTGTTGCATAGTTACGATACTCGGTCATACGATTAACTAAACCCTGATCATCACCTGTAATCGCTTTAACCTGTGCCGCATAATCTCTTTCTACAGCAGCTTGTTTATTAGACATACCTGTAGTCTGTGCTTGAGTAGGAACAAGACTTTGGTTCAACGCTGTTGCTTTATTTTGTAAATAGTTAGGTATTTGAGTAATATCAATATCATCTTGACCTGACTCATTAGTAAGACTTAAACGCGCTTTTTCTGTTACCCTTGCATTAAGAACTTGCAGCTGCTCCTGAAGTCCTTTGAAATTAGCAAGTAAATCAGCATCGTCTTGAGTACCATTTTTACCTATAACAAAGTTACCATCTTGGGGTATAATTGTACCTTTCTCTACTCCCTCAATTAGGCTTGTACGAGTTTTAAGTAGATTTGCACCTATCTTATCAGCTTCAGCTCCAACACCTGTTAAAAACTTCTGAGTGTTTATACCAACCCGCTTAGCAAGAGCACTGTCATCCAACTCCTGTTGATAACGTAGTTCAGCAACATTACTATTTCGGGTACGAGCTGTTTCTTGCTGGTTCTCAAAGTTTTGTTGCGCAGCATCTGCATCTAATCCTATTTGCTTTTCAGCTAAACGACTGTCCATTGTAAGTGCGTCATAGCCACCACCGAGAGCACTAGCAGCTAAAGCTAGACCTTCACCCCGTACAGGGGCAAAGTCTATTGTAGCTCGTTGTGCGGCTATAGGGGACAGTTGAGATGAACCTTGATTTCGTTGTTGTAGCTTACGTTGAATTAACTGTTCAACATCACTCATACCAGTAGATTGCCCAGAACCACCTAATCGAGACTCAAATAAATTACTAACTAAACCTTCATATTGTTCATCTTTCATTAGCTGTATCCTTTAACTGAATTACGTATCTTGTTATTTTTTAGAAGCATATCTAGTTCTTCTTGCCTTTGACCTAAAGCTTGTCTTCCTTGGCTCAACTGCTCTTTTTGCATACTTCTGTCATTAAAGAAACCAGCAAGACCTAACCCAAACTGACCTGCTGACTGTATTCCCTTCAATTTAGCTTCTGCAGAAAGATCATCCCAAAAATTATTTCCGCCTTCTCCGCCTTCGTAATTAGCGTTATACATATCATCAAAATCTATGTCTTCCTGTGTAATTTTCCCATTATTGTAAGGCATTTGGGTAGTATTACTGCCTCCTATAGTAGTTCCCCATCCATTTTTAGGTTCAGCTGTAAAAGATTCTTTTGAAAACATACCATTAAAATCCATAGCTTGAAACGGCTGCTGTTGTTGAGCAAAAAAGTTATTATCTGTTCCAGATGTAGATACACCTGACATTGGATTAACTGTAACAGGTGTAGGGTTAAGTGCATATGGCGCACCTAATCCAGCCTGATTACCATTTGAACCTGTCCCCATAAAACTATCTACACCAAACTGCTGGTTCATATTACTTGCAACATTTGCATAATTTCCAATAGGAGCAGATCCGTTTAAAGGGTATGTATTAACGGGAACATCATTGCTGTTCAAAGTCATTGGACTTCCCATCTTGTTTTGTCTTGGGGTATTTACAGAATTTTTATAAGCATCCATAAACTCAACTCCAGCTTGTTGAGTAACTTGATCATTTAAAGCCTTAAATCTTACACGTTGGGCATCTTGCGCTGCACGGTTATTACCTACGCTAAACTTAGACATAAAGTCTTCTAAACCAAAATTAGTTTCACCAAAAACATTACTATTAGGTTGTAACCAAGGTTGATAGTTGTTTTTAAAATCTGCCATTATTTATTCCTTACGCAAGTATTCTTGCAGAGTTAATTGGGGAGTATACTCTACCAGTATAACGCATGGCATCGGTATAATCTTGGGTTGCTCTAATGAGTAAATCATTATTTTGTATTGTCCCTAATGTATTTGCTACATAAAGGTTAGTACCTAAAATTTTATTCGTATCCTGAAGCTGTGAAGCTACAACTATACCAGATATATCATCAAATCCAATTAAGTCATTTAACTTCTCTATTTCAGCTATTTCTTTTTCAATTTCATTACTTAATGCAGTATATTCTTTCATCTGCTTCATAGCACTACTTCTTTGATATGCTCTTGCTGTATCTAAAGCTAAGTTAACATATTGTGTAGTAGTAAGTACTGTAGCTGCAGTGTCTACTGCAGTAGTTACAACTTCAGCACCTTTTACTACAGCTTCCGCAGTTGTAGCTGCACTTGTTATAGCATTTGTTAATTTACCTGTAGCATAATATGCAACAATTACTGCTAACACTGCACCAAGTTCTTCACCAAAAACGTCTTGTAAAATTTTAGTAATAACTGGTGTAAGTGCTTGCATAACTAACATTACAGCAATTTTTATTGCGACTTGAGTTAATACGTGTAAAGTTGCTCCTACAGGAGGGTAAAGTATTGTAATAACAATCTGTACAATAAACACAATAATACTGAACCAGTTAGTTTTATGTTTAACTCTAAGTTTGTCATTTAACTGCATACGTACAGCAACATTAATTAAATCATGTCCCTTGATCTTACCCATCTGCTTAAACACTTCTCGGTGTAAAGGAGCTGTTACTTTTTCACCATCTTGCGTAGCGTCTTCTGGCTCAAATAATTCCTCTGCAGTGTAATAAGTAGTTTTTCCTACTACATCAGATGAAAAACCTAAACCTCTTATTTCAACCTGAGTATATGTCCCATTAGAATTTTGTCTCCTGTAGTAAACACTTGAATCAGAAAAATAATTACGTCCTAAAGTTTTACGGGGTAAAACCTCCATTGAAGTAGTGTAACTACCATTTTTAAGTAATTTATTTTTATCGTCTCTAAGATTACCTTGTACAATACTTTCCTTGATATACGACCAAGACAAAACGTTTGTAAAGTTTTCTTCTTCAATGGTAACGTTATTTCTAGGAGGTAATATATTACGCTCATTAGCTTCTTCCCACTGATCATATTCACTTTTTACCACGCGAGAAGTTTTACTCATTTCTTCAAAATACCTAAATAAATACTCTTTTCCTACTTTGCTAGTTGTGTTTAAAGGCACTCCTAAATAAATGTAGGCTTCTTCTAAAGGATTAGGTTTTCCGTCATGTTCATTTTTATCTGACATTTTTTGAACATTGTCACCTAATTCTTTTGGATTTAAACCAAGGTAACGGCAAGCTTTACGAATATCTTTTTTATATAAAGGATTGTCATCCCATCTTTCCCCATCTACCCTAAAAGGAATAATAGGGTAATACGGGCTTGAAGCAGAACCTGCAGTTAAACTTAAAAACTCAAAATTATCAGGTGTAGCATCTGCAGAGTTAAACCACCATAAGTAATATACATCTGGGTCAGTATCTTTAACATACTCCACTATGTAGTACATACCTGAACCAAATTCAAATGATACTCTTGAGTTAGGTTCAGTTAAATCATTAGGTAAATTTGGTGTAGCAGGAATAGTCCATTCTTTGCCTACATCTGTAGATGGGTTTGCATTTTGATCCAGTGTAACGTAAGTAACGGTTATTGCTTCACCTTGTTCTTTACTAATAATCATCTCAATATAATCACGAGTTTTGATTGATACATTTTTTGTATACTGTTGAGCTAACCCCCATTGGTACTTCCCACTTGCACCGTATTTATAAAACTTTTCTATATTTTTAACATCTGAATTTAAAATATTTTCCAGCAAAGTACCTGATAAGCTTCTGTTTGAAGCAGTAGCACTTACTATAGACTGTTTAAGCATCCCTGCAGTATTTTCATCATACAACGGCATAGTTGAAGTAGTATAATAAGTAGTGCTACCGCCACCAAACATAAGTGTTACCTTCTAAGTTAAATATTAAACAGTTTCAATCGTACGTGGATACGTTATAGGAGAACTATCAACTCTAGGTACACCTACTCCTGTAGAAGGAATTGTATCACTATTGTGTCGAGTTGTTCCAACACCTGTTAATAACTTATCCATTACATTTCTACCTGTAACAAAGTCATACCCGAAGTTTTCAGGTTGAGCATAAGCATCATCAGAATTACTTGCATACATTGTAGCAAACACATCTGTATACATTTTAGCTGCTTTTTGCTCAGCATCTCGTAAAAATGATTCTTTCTGAACAGTCTTAAGACTCATCTCAACACCAACTAAACCGCCAATAGTTCCACCATCAGCACCTATAAATGTACCTTCAATCTGAGCTTGTTCAGTTAATTTTTTCTGCTCTAAAATTCCAGTTTCTGCAAGAGTTTTATTGTAAGCTGCTAAGTTTGTTCCGCCTGTAGGAGTAACCGTTTGATCTTTAGCTGCTTCAATTTGTTCATCAACTAAATCTTCTTGTTTGCCTACTAAAGCACGTTGCGCAGCTGCTTGTTGTACCTGTTCATTAACTAAAACTGTTTGAGCAGATATTTGAGCTGTCTGGTTTACAAGCATGTCGTATTGCTTTGGCTGCATAAAATCACGGTTAAACTCAGTCATTGTAAGATCGACTGCAGCTTGACTTTTTTGTGTAACTAAAAGTTCTTTTTGAAGAACTGCCTGTGCAATTTGTTCGTCCATCAATAACAGCTGTTTATTGGTAGTTTCAAACTGTAACGAGTACTGTGTAGCTACCTGTAATACGTTCTGTAAGGCACCTAAATACACTTGTGAGTATGCTTGCTCAGTAATACGACCTTCGCTTAATTCGAGGTGTACATGAGCTTTAACAGTTCTCATGAGTTCATCGAAAATACCATTACCCGCTATCTCACCTGAAGTAAGTGTTCTTTGACTTATAGACATTATATTTTCCTCTTATGTGTACTGTGCAATACGATTTATACCATGACGTTCTTTCATGATAATTAATTGTTCTTCTGCTTGTAGCTTTTGCTCGACAAGTAAATCTACTTGACCTGCAGAAATATCTTTACCTAATAAAAAACTTTGAGCTTGAGCCATACTTGATTGGACAGCTGCAATGTATACCTGAGCATAATCAGTTCCCTGTATACGACCTTTATCAAATTGAGCACTAAGGTGCGTTTCAATATGTGTGAGTAACTGGCTAGACAAAGTAGTTAACTGTTCAGCAGTATATGTAGTTGTCATAAATATCATCCTGTAAATATAAAAAAAGGGAGCTAATGCTCCCTAGTATATACTGATTTAACTGAAAAACTAAACAGACTGTCGTTTACTTTGATCAGACGCTAATTGATCTAACTCTTTCTGGGTCAAAGCAGGTAATATCTCTAACTGGAATTCTTTACGCATATTACGCACGGGCACTAGTTTACCGTCAAAATTCTTCTTTTCTTGGACAATTGCATACTCACGAGACTTAATTAAGTTAAGTAGCATATGTTCAACATGAGTTTCACTTTCAAAAGGAATGAACCGTGTAATAGTACTAATTACACTATTACCAGTACGGAACCATTCACCTTCAGAATGTTTTTTGTTTGGGTTTAAGTTTGTTACTCTCACACGAATAAGCTTTGTTGCTTCTCGAATCAGCGAACTATTTTTAGTTAACGTTGACTCCACTTTAGGAGTTGCAGGAGCAAGTATTCCATTCACTTTTTCACGTAAAGATTTTACACCAATATTTGGGCTATATTTAATACCCATATCATCTGCACGTTCTTTTAGTACTTGTAGTTCTGTTGGTTGTTCAATTGTATCTGTCATGGTTAGAGTCCTTGGATACTGTTTAAATTAAAAGGGAGAAGCGTTAACTTCTCCCTTAGCTTACATTACTTTATATCTTTTAGCTACGTGCTACAGTCTTAATTACAGCTAAGCGTTCAGGACGCATAACCAAAGTACCATACCAGAATTTAATAGACATAAAACCAATCTCACCAAATGGATCAGCAGAACTGTAAGAAATGTTATCACCTGGAAATGAATGCTTAATCTTGAACTTAGTAGACTTACCATCAGTTTGGAAACCAATAGTAGCAAACGATTGATCACCAACAACTAACATTGGGAATACATCGTACTTAGAACCAGTAACTTGATAACCAGCATTACTACCAGTTGCAGTTTCACCTGCACCAGACCACTTCATCATTTCAGGAACTTGGATAATGCGGAAATCACCACACTTACCAATTTCACCATTGATAGAATTAACACCTGAAACACCTGAATGTGCATAATGCTCAACACCAACAAATGCAGCATTACCGTGGTGATCTGTCATACGGCTTAAAGTAGGAACCATTTCAGAACCAACATACATGTACAAGCCTGAAGCAACAACATGAGTATCAACTAAACGAGAACCAACAATAACATTAGTTTTCTTAGGTGTACGGTTGTTAAACAAATCAATAGCTAAACGCTGCATGTCATCATAGCTTACTTCAGTAATACCTGAAGCTTCACCAGAAATAGTTGCATCTGAAGTAGCAGTACCTGAATACTTAACAACACCTGCACCATTTAGTAGATCCATTTGCAATAAGTCTTCTTGTAACTCATTAGCAGCCATAATCATCTCACGAGATAAATGACCATATAATTCGTTATCAGTATCGAAGTCTAGTGCATCACGAGAAAATTCAGTGAAGAAACCAACTTTGGTAATCTCACCTTCAATAACTTTACGTGAAGAACCTACACGGTTATTACGTCCACCAGTTTCACCTAAAAGTGGGATCTTACCATTTACAGTAGTAACGTCTTTACTTGAACCATAAAGGTTACCATCAGAAATAGTTGCACCTGAAGCATCAATACCTTGATCGTTAACGTTGGCATCGTCAAGAATAGGTAAGTAATGGTACATTGAAATCTTTTTACCATAGTGCTTAGGCATATTTTTAGCTGAAGATAACTGACCGAAGTAAACTTCTTTAGCAGCTTCAATTAAAGACATTTTGTGGTGGTATTCAGTATTAATCTGACGACCAGTACCTTGATCAATTGTTGCAGGAGTTCCGCCAGCTGGATCATTATAATTTGTTGACATAGTTGTATACCTTATATTTGGATGTTATTTATCTTCAAGAACTCAGCATCATCCATAGCAAGATAACTATTTTTTGGTTTAGCTATTGTTTTGGATGAACTTCTTGAAGAAGTAGCAGCTTTTCTCTTTTTAGAGAGAGCATTATCTAAAGGCTTAATTTCAGTTCTTGCTACAGGTTTTGCTTGTGGGGGGGTTAAAGTCCCTGCTTGCATCATCTGTGCTCCAACTGTTTTATAAGCTTCAAAGTCTGACACACCACTTAAACCACCGAACATTTTAACACGTTCAACTTCTGCGTTTACTTTATCGAAGATGCCAGCTTGCATTTGTTCGTTAAGGTTACGTATTAGTTCTGGTTCTTGTGTAAGTAGCTGTTTACTCTTCGCATCCCATTGGTTGCCTACAAGGTCTATACATTTATCATAAGTAGGTGTACTCTCTAAACTTTCGAGTACCTGCTCAAGTTGTACGGCTTGTTCGCTAACTTGGTGATTTGTAGGGGTATACTCTACATTGTCTTCTTCATTATCAAAACCTTCTGGCTCATAGTTAGAATCTTTAATTAACTTAGCTATGGCTTTTGGATCGTTTTTACTTAAATCAATTAAGTAGTTTAACTTAGTTTCATCGAGAAGTTCATGCTTCTCTAAAGTTTTAAGAACTTTCAAGTTTGGAGACAGCTCTTGCATCTTCTTAGTGTAATTAGCACCAAGCTGCATAAGAGTTATTGCCTCATCTGCGTTCTTCACTTGCACATCTTTACCATTTGCACGGAAAGGTTGCAAGACTTTTTCTAAATCTAAAGGTTCTGATACCTCCTCAGAAGCTTCCTCTTCAAGAGTTTCTTCTTCGGAAGGTAATTGGTCAAGAGGTTCTTCTTCTGTTTCCACAGGGTCTTCTGAAGGCTCCTCTGACTCATCTTCTAAACCAGAGTCTACTATATCGGTAGCTTCTTCGCTAGTACCCTCTGATAAAGTATCTAAATTATCTTCTTGGGGAATATCTACATCATCCCCACCCATTAAAGACTCGCCTTGGTTTAAAAAGTCTTTATCACTCATATTTAAAAGATCAGACATAATTTAATCCTCGTATAAATCAAGACTACTTTCTAACTCTCGGGCAGCTATTAAACTATTTTCTGATTGAGCACCCATAGCTTTTACACCACGAAAATAATGATTGAGTTCACCTATCGAATCAATCTTACGTGTATTTGCTTCCATAATTTCAGGAACGCCTCTCATTTCAGGCATACCACGCTGCATAACTAAGTTATTTGAAAAATCTTTAAAAAATCCTGTTTCAATTACAGTTTTAAAATCAGGCTGACTTTCCAACCGAACCAATGCATCTCGCATTGCTATAGCTTTTTTAGCTTGTTCGATCTCTGCGTTTAAATTACGTGTTTGTACTTCTTGGTCTTGTTCAATCATTTTAAGTTTCCTCATATAGAGACTTTAGTTAATGGGTGTATCTTTATTAAGATCTGCTTTAAGAATTTCCAATGCCATATTACCTTTAGCTTGGGCTTGATTCTGTTGCATCTCTCTTGCGTGCTTGGTTCCTGAGTTTTGCTCAAGGAAATCCAAATTCTTCTGATCCGTATCGGATGCAGTATTACCTGCTTTTGCTCCTGCTTCATTAGCCTTAGCCATATCAAGTTGAGCTGCAGTTTGTAATTTCTGAGTTTTAGCTTGTAATTCAGCCAGTTCAAGTTGTAACTTTGCTAACTCTAACTGTTGTAGCTGCTCTTGTACAGGGTCTGGAGCAGGTTTAAATTCTTCAATACGTTTTGCCAAGTTAGGCATTTTACGTAAACGAGCAATATCACCTAACACTATCTGTGACATCTCCATAGGTAAAGTGTTACCCATAGTCTGTAACATAAATGCTAATTCTTGTGCTTTTGTATCATCTGCTTCAGCAGTTGAAATACTAACTTCAATATCATAGTTACCCTCTAAATCTTCTCTACGAATAGTTACAAAGTCTTCATCAGTTACACGAATGATCTCTTCATCAGAAAGAAAAGCACCATTCATTGCCACAATCTTTTTAGCTACTTTTTCCATAGCCCTAGCGTATCTACGAAGTATTCCAGTTTCACGTTTAGTAGCCGCATCAAGTACTCCACGAATACCTGTAGCTGTTGCGCCTAACGCATCACCACTCATACCACCTGAATAAGGTTTAACACCTGTAAGACTTTCAGCTTCATTATTTTGCAAGCCAATCATTAAACTTACACTGTTAGGTATTTCAGGGTAAGTATGTTCAACCATAGCCTGTCTAGGATCAACCATAGGATTAAACTCATAGTCTTCACCTTGAGCGTACTTTCTTTTGTTTACAACATCTAGTGCATCCTGTCTCATACCTTTTTGACCTACAGCACTTCGTGCCATAGTATCAATAGCTCCACGGTAAACAGCACCAATAATAGCTTGGTTGTCCTTAAGTAAAGCACCATCTGGTTCACCATACAAACTTTTACGTACAGGAAGATATTGAGTATCTACAAATGGGATACATTTATCAGGGTATGGGTTTTCTTCAAACCGAACCATAACAGAATTAACCCAAGTAGCTACAAAAGGAACAGGTACCCCTGTTTCTTCCATATCCCAATATCCCCAGTATTCATATGCAACAAATTTTGCACGAGGATCATCTTTAAAATTAAAAGCACTATCACCAGATATTTCATGGTCAGGTGCGTTTAATAAACTAGAGGTATCTACGTTAATTTTATCAAGGTTAAAATATCTATCAGGTTCTTTAGCAAGTGCTCCTTTAGAAGTCTCAAAAGAATAAATAGCAAAACCTGCTTTCTCCATGTTACCTTCACAACTTGGATCAATTACAAGATTGTTAGAATTACATACTTCTATAGTAGGTTGATTTTTAATTAAAACTGTTTCGGTAACTTCTTGCATTTCTTGTAACACAGGATAAATAGGTTGACCTTGTTGAGTTGTTAACGATAATGCTTTCTGAATATGTTCTGGTACATGAGCTTTAAATGCATACGGGTCTTGTTGTTGAACCATAGCTGCTTTTTGTAACTCTTCTACTTGTCCTTGCTGTGTAGCAGGATAGTACTCATAAATAGGTACTTCTTTTGTAACTTCTTTTTCTTCACTTTCCCAACTTATACGTAAAAAAACAGTACCTTCATCAATACCTGTACGGGAGAACTCATCTACAAAAGCAACTTTGTCTATTTGGTTATTCCACTGGTAATTTAAAAGTGTACTATTCTGCTGCGCAGAAAGCTTATCTTCGTGTGTTCTAGGGTGCAAAGTAAACATGTCAGGAGTTGAAAGAAAAGCTTCTGAAATTGCTGCATAGCGCCACTCAGCATGTTTACGTATGAGCTTAGGTTGTACAGCACTTTTACCTTTTTTCTTTTTAAGTATAGCTGAACCAGTAATATTTAAATGGTCTAAACTGTCTGTACGCTTAATCATCTGAGCGTCATGGTAAGGTTTAGCATCTTGGAAATTTTGTTTAAGGTCAGCAATGTTAGGGAGATTTACCCAACCTTCTGGAGCGTGCCCTTCAGGAATTGCAAGTTCTTCGCTGTCGTCACTATTTGTGTTTTCATTCATGTGTAAGTTTCTCACTACCAAATATTAAATATATTAAACTGCGTAATTAACTAGTAGTTCAGGTATTGATACAACTAAACTAGTCTCAGAGTTTACAAGCACCAATACAGGTTGAGTGTACTCATCATTAATTTTTAACTCAATAGTAAAAGTACCTTCCACTAAGTTAAAGTTATATAAACCATCAATGCCTATTTCAACTTTAGCAGTTCCACCTATAAAAGTAACTGTACTGTCATTTGCAGTTATTCTTACAGTACTTGCTACTTCTGTATTAGAAGGGTCAACTAGTGTCCCTGTAACTTGTATCATTTTAAATCCTTCTGAGCACAAATAGGATACATACTAACATCTAGTCAATACGTATCCTAGTGCTTTATATTACCTTAACTTTTTAACTAACCTTCACTTGAAGTTAACGATAGTCGTTGACTCGGTGTCCAGTTAGTCCCTTGCATAAAGTTAGTGCGTGATGTCATTAATAATCTGTACGCTCTAATATCACTTGAATAGTCGCTGTCGTAAAATGTGAAACCACGATTTAATGATTGATATCCTGAGTTAATCCATCTACCTTCGCCTTCTGGTTCGTATGTACTGTAGTAAACCCCTCTTTCACCTAATAGTGATCTACTTGCTTTATCAACCCATACACCCCCCAAATATTGTTGAAACACAACAATACACTCAGGTACAGGTATGTCTTGGGTGGTTAATTCAGAAGAACCATAAGGGTTATTATATCGTGAATTAAGACTTACAGAGTAGTTAACAGCAATTAAACCTTCATTCGAACCTATCGAGATATCTACATTCGCAGTGTCTGCAAGATCTGAAGTTGCTTTAGAAGTTTGTAACGCGCCACTGATTATCGTGCCACCAAAATAAGCATCACCATCTGTTGTAAGATACGTAATAGCATTAGATTTAGTTACATTTGTGTAGTTAATTATATTGTCTGCAGGATCCCCCACTAAATGCCTTTCACCAAACCACTCAATAAATTGACCTGATGAACCAAACCCATCTGCTGCTGAAATACGCATGTGAGAACTACCTACATACTCAATTTTAGGTGAACGAAGTCCTACGTTTGCAACAATTTTTTCCGTGGTTATTACATTTGCAGCTA